GCATCCACGTGGACATCCTCGTGTGAGGAATCCGAAAGCCGTGTCTTTTGTCTGCTCAGGATATAGCGAGTAGTCAGGATATGCGTGTTCTACTTCATACGGCAATGAAACGTCTTTTTCGGTGTCATAAACCTCTTTTCCGTTCACTAGCCTAATGCAGTACCCTGAGCCGCCTTTCTGCACCTCTTTGGCGTAAATAGGTCTGTCATAATCAGGCGTAAAGCTAAATACTTTAGAGGCGTATACTTTGTCGTATTCTTCTATAAATCCTTCCCACGGGTCATACCATTCCACATGATCACCCTGTTTCTTGTGCCATGCCGATATTTTCATCAATGGCAGATTCGGATAGTGATGCGAATCAACATCTATCAGCCCGATCCGCTTCATTATCACCAGGTTGCCTCATCCATCATGCAAAGCTCAATCACATCCGAAACACAGAAACCACCATCGAGTACATTCCAGATGGCGTCTAAGATTTCCTGATTGTCGAAGCCGTCCGCCTCAACCCTGTCAGAAAAATCACCTTCATCGGCATGTGTGATTCCATATCCGTTGTTCGTCCATGTGCGTTTGTATTCCTTGCCGTTTACGACGAATGTCTCCGTCGCCTTATTACCGTTTACTTCCAGTGTGTACTTCATCCGTCTGCCTCCCCAGCTTCTCCAATATCTCCTTGTAGCCCCTCAGTCCGAGCCCTCTGATATGCATTCTTCTTCTCCTCTCAGCTGCATCCCGTCACCTTCGTCTGTTGTCCAGAATGTTCCGATCTCATCACCGGAGATCTTGATGACCATGCAGTCATCCACCACCTTGTCAGCTTCAAACACTTTCACAACCTCCCTAATCGGGAGCGGTACTCTGTCTGCCCTTCTCTTTCTTTCCTCTTTGAGGGAGGAAAAACAGGCACTTGTCTTCTTCGCGTGTTGTGTTAAATAGGCAGTGTATCCGCTCATCGTGAAATTCGGCTGACTGCCCGCCAACAAAAATCCTTTGTACTGCCTCTTTGCGTAACCCGAAAAGGATGTGTCCGTATTAAGGAGATCTTCAAATCTCTCCTTTGTTCTGTTTACTTTGTTGTCGTAGTAGTCCATGTCCATCTTTTCATACTTGTCCATGTTCTCCCGGAAGTCCTCTGCCGTCCCGACATAAAAGTAACTTGACCCATCCTCTGCTCCGATCTTGATTTTCCCGCTCATCCCTTCAAGGGTTTTCATAAGGGTCTTAACCCGTGCTGCCATATCCTCTTTCTCCTCTTTCTCCTTCGTAAACTCTGTCAACCAATTCAACTTCGTCAGTGATACAAGGCATCACCACCAACTGAGTCACCTTTTCACCTCTCTCAATAAAAATGATCTCATCGGAATGGTTGAAAATCGTGCATCCGATTGTGCCGGAATACCCTGAGTCAATGGTTCCTGTGGTCTTGATCTTTTTATCTCTCATCAGTCCTGACTTGCTTGTCAGCAGTCCCACATATCCTTTCGGGATCTCCACTCTCACTAATAAGTCAATGTGTGCAGCAGAGTGAGGGTAAATAATCACTCTGATGGGAGTCTTCAAGTCAATCCCGGCATCATCCCTGTGTTCTCTTATAGGAGTGAATCCTCCTTTTTCCACGACAAATTTCATTTTTCTCCTTTATCTCTCTGAAATAGTCGGCAAACTTCTCGCATTCGAAGATTCCAACTACCTTCCCTTTTCCATCGAGTACCAAATACTCTGGCTTTCCGTCTATGATTCTGCTATCGACCTTATACATTTTTCTCCTTAATGGGTGCGACAAGCAGAAAACGCACCCTATATAACGCACATACCAAATGAGGGAAGTTAAACTCCTTTCTTTGTCGACTTGGTTAATGTTCCTCTGCTTGTATATATTGACCCTAATGGGCAAATATCATGCGAAAGGCAACTCTGCTTCGTCAACTCCGTCCGGGATGTTCATGAAACCATCCATGTCATCTTCCTTCTGTTTCGGCTTGCCGTTGCTCTGCTTGCTCTCACAGAATTCCTGTGACTCCACCACGTTCTCATTGGTATAGACGGTCTTTCCGTCCTTGTCCTTGTATGACCCTGTCTGAGTCCGTCCGATCACTCCGATCTTCATTCCCTTTCTGAGGTACTTCTCAGCAAATTCCCCGTTCTTCCCAAAGGCTACGCAGCGGATGAAATCAGCTTCATCTCTTTTGATTCTGTCCACTGCCAGTGTGTATCTGGCAATGCACATATCATCTTTGTACCTGACATCAGGGTCGGCAGTGAGTCTGCCAATGTAGATTGTTTGATTCATAGATAGTTCCTCCCGTATCTTTCCATAAAACTCTCCCTCGCTTCACTGGGAGACATTCCCTCTTGTATCTTTCTTCCTTCGTAGGTTTCCTGACCTACTTTGTGCAACCACTCCATTGTCTCTTTGGAAAAGTGCGCTCCGTTCGGAGGTTCGTTGTGGCATGAGTGGCAGAGGTATACCCAAAGACCATCTTCCTCTGATAATCTTCTGTTCGCGGTTCCTGAGAAAAGATGGTGTTTCTCTGTAGGTCCGTATCTTCCGCATCTGTAGCAGATGTATTTAGTTGTGTTGAGGATTGATTTCATTCCATCTTCCTCGCTATTGCTTCGATAACGTTGACTGTTACTCCGTTACCGGCTTGTTTATAAAGCTGACTGTCTGAGTTGACCAGTTGCGCTTTTGCAAAATAGTCATCTGTCCATCCTTGCAGCCTAAAGCATTCTTTTGGAGTCAGATTTCTGATTTCTCCGTTTTTAATCATCGGAATAGCACCCCCCCCACTTGGTGTCTTTAGTGACGGTGACAATCCGTCAACTGCGTATATTCGTCCCGCCTGTGATTTGTATCCATTGGGATCATTGTAGGCGAATCCTATTCTTTTGATTTCCATATCCTTACCGGTTCCTTGTATTGCGATGCCATCAGCGTTGGGCAAATTCCGCAACTGTCAATTATTGGTGTTCTCTGCCCCCCCCCTACCATTCGAATACAATGCTCTTCCTATAATTCGTATCCCGGAATCATCCTTACCGATTTCTTCCGTTCTTCCGACAGGTAGTATTTGCGTGGTACTTTGTCCTCTAAGATGTCCAACAATGAACACTCTTTCACGACTGTGTGGCACTCCGAAATCTTTACTGTTGAGAACCTGCCACTCCGCATCGTACCCGTTTTTGTCCAACTCAGAGAGAAGTCTGGCGAAATCCCATCCTCCATTAACAGAAAGCAGATTCTTAACGTTTTCAATGAACAGATAAGAGGGTCTTTTTTCTTCTTCGAGCTGTCCAACCATGTACATAATTCGGAAAAACAGGCTTGAGCGGTTCCCAGTAAATCCGAGTTGCTTTCCTGCAACGCTGATGTCCTGACATGGAAATCCGAAGCACCAACAGTCGGCATCGGGTATGCTTCGGGTATCCACTGATCTAACGTCATTTGCGTACCATTCTCCATTTCTGTACTCATCCTTTAAAATCTCCTTCTGCCGTTCCTTGAATGGGAGAGTGGCAAGGTATGCGAGTTGCTCATCTGTGCAGAGGTGCATTGCCGTATAGGACATAACCGCGAATTTATCAAACTCACAGAAGCCTACACATTCATGTCCCGCCAGTTCCATTCCTCTCCGAAACCCTCCGATTCCGGCAAACCAGTCAATAAACTTCATTCCTTTTCCTCAAAGTCATCACAGGAATCATCGTAGAATGTGGGAGTTCCATATTCGAATGACTCCTCATTGTCACAGTAGAACTTCCCGTTTCTCATTCCCTTGCCGTCAGGCGAATACTTGTTGTATTTGCAGTTTCCACAGCACTCTTTCATCCCATCAACCTCTCCCTAAGTTTCTTCATCATGTCACTGGGAGCCTCCACTCCCTTCTCCCTCTTCTCCTCGATCAAATTCTTTTGAGGAGTCTCCGGTATCTGAGGTTGAGGAAGTCTCACGGAAACGGGAGTGATTTTGTCCATCATTTCCCTCCTTTGATACTCCTCAAACCTCTTCAGAAACATGGGCCTTTGAACACTTTCCAGTGATTCAAGGGAAGTGTTCCCCCACTGTTTAAAAGTTGCATACCCTCCCACGATCTTTTTGGTTATTGGAGGGAGTTGATCCCAATATGTTTCTGAGTCAGGTGAATATGCCTGTCGCAATGCTCTTATCAACTGGTTCCAAGCAGCGGGAGCCAACATCTGTGCATCGCTTGCCAATCGGTAGGACAACTCCCTCAAATCCGCAATGGTCGGAGGGTATTTGTTGGTCATGACATAATTGACTGCTGCTTTATTCAGTGTGGGATACCCAATGTCTTGGAGAGTTGTGTACCAGAGGTTAAATGCGTGTTCGTCAACATTCCAATTTGGGAATGCTGCTTTGAGCGATGCCATGATGACCTTAAAGTCATCTCTCGATAATCTGTTTACCATGATTTCATCTCCTCCAAGAAACTCCCAACTGATCCTTTCGGTTTCGAAGGAGTCCAGTCATCCTTCCATGCCTCCTGATTGAAGAACGTTCCTCCCTGTTTGATGTACTTGGGTTCTATATGTGACTCATTGATGTATCTGACATATGCCTTGATGCCTTCCCTGATCTCGTCAACAGTTGTCCCTTTCTTCAATGCCCTCTTAAATGCCAACTCTGCCTGTTTCTTGCCTTTCTTATTTGGGTAAATTTCCCAAAGGTACTCAAAGAGGTTGTCATGGGCAGCGGGCAGCTGCTCAATAGATATACTATCCTTACCTATACTTACCTCTTCTTTACTATCCTTAACTAAACTATCCTTACCTATACTTACCTGAGGTTCCAAATTGGATACATTTTGGTTCCAGTTTGGTTCCAGTTGAGTTCCAATGCTATAAACGCCATTGTCTTTAAGGATTAGTGTTGCCTTTTCCTCGACATAGGAGGTTTCTTTGTACCTATCATTTTTGATGAGGTTGTGCATCCTCCAGTGTTTAATCACAATCACCCCATTCTCAAATGGGATTATGAATTTCTTCGTCACAAGCAAATCGAAGTCATTCCTGTCTGCGTGTGCATTGAACATTGCTTTGCGAATCTGATTGCTAAATCCGTCATCATCGGCTCCCATGCAGAGATGGAAATAAAGTGACTGCGTTGTGGGCGGGAGTTCCGTGAATGCATCGGAGTCAGTAATCTTCTTCGTGAACATCCTTCTCTCAGCCGTCTTTCTTCACCTCCTCCAAAAAGTACCGGGTGAACACTTTTCTTCCGTCTTTCACCCTTACGTGTCTGATCTTGTATCCTCTAGCCTCCAATTCCGCGATACGGGCGGCAAGCCTAGTGCATTGTATCCACAGGATTGCCTCCATGCTCGTGATCCCGTCATTGGTCTTCATGTACTTCAGAATCTCCTCGCATTGAGTCATGTTTTTCCCTCGCAAGTCTGTAAAGTGTTAACCAGTCATCAGCCTT